TAATGCTCTATACCCAAAAGCGTCATTGTTTGAAGCGGTGGTATTACTTGTTAAAGCAAGTTTACCAAATGCTGTATTATTATCTCCTGTCGTATTAGCATCTAAAGTACCATGTCCCATAGCTGTATTAGAGCCACCTGTAGTATTTGCACCTAAAGCATTTCTACCAAAAGCGTTATTATCTCCACCAGTAGTATTTGCATCTAAAGCACCAGAACCAAATGCGTTGTTGTCAGCACCTGTAGTGTTTTGTAGTAAAGCAGCATTACCAACTGCTGTATTATTATCGGCAGTATTATCTTCTAAAGAATTGGCACCGATAGCTACATTGCCTGTAGCTGTTGTTTGTGTTCTAAGAGCATCTTTACCTATAGCAACGTTATTACTTCCTGTCGTATGTTCTTCTAAGGCTAAATAACCAACTGCCGTATTTGAAGAACCAGTGGTTGCTTTAGATAATGCACCAGAGCCTACGCCTGTGTTGTTGTCACCACTTGTTAAGTCGTCAAAAACTTCAAAACCTAACCCTGTATTATGAGAGGCAGCATCTAAAGTACCTGTGCCTGCATCATTACTAATAAGTAAGCTGTTTGCAAAGTTTGTAATGTTATAAGAAATACCTACGCCATTAACTGTACCAGCAGTTAAAGCTCCTGATACATCTGCTGCACCATTTATATCAATAGTAGTAGCATTAATTTCTATTTCAGTATCAGATACTAAATCTAAAACTCCGTCTGCTGATTGATGTATGTAAGTTCCAGAATCACCAAACTGTAGTTGTCTGGTGCTATTTAATAAAATACCTGTATCTGCAACGTGAGTAAGGGTAGTGTCTGTATCTGCACCAAAACCTAAAACAGATGCGTCAGATAAAAGTGTTAAATCATCACCAACAAAAAAATCACCTGCTACATTTAAATTAGTAAAGGCATCTACCATAGCAGCACCAGAGCCTGCTCCGTCTGAGTAAATAGCTTTTACATGACCATTTGGTATAGTGATATTTGCACCACTACCTTGGGAAATAATTATGTTTTGCGAACCAGAAGTAGCGTTTTCAATAAACCAGAGTTTAGATACGGTATTTGGCCCTATAGTGATAGTACAAGCACTATCGAGTGTACCTGTATATTTTAAATAAAGAGAACGTCCAGGGTCAGTAGAACCGTCTGCTATTGTAGTAGTGTGGGTATCAGCATTAGTTGTTATAGCTTCTGTGCCATAACTAAATGCTTCTGCAATTAGCTCTAAATTAGTATTAGTACTTGTTCCCCAAGTACCTGATTCATCACCAGTTGTTATTTCTTTTAATCTTAAATCGTTTACGTATGTTGCCATTTATATGCCTCGTTAAAATTATACATTATCTATGCAGCAACATCATCCCAGTTAGGAGTTTGTGTGTCTGATACTGTAGTATAGTTTGGAGTTTGTGTTTCATCAACTGTTGAATAATTAGGAGTTTGTGATTCATCTATAAGACCCCAGACACAAATAACTCCCAATTCTGATAAAACACCTTCCAAAGTAACACTAACACCAGCGCCCAAACTAAGCGTAACATCCCCTAATTCGGAAGTGGCAGCAATGCCTGTAATAACAACTTGTTCGTTATGATGTACTGTAATACTGCCAACAGCGGATGTAGCACTTTGCCCTGTAACAGATACATTTGCTTCTCCATCCACATCAACACTTACTGCACCAAGAGTTGCAGTTGCACCTGTTGCATTAGCAACAGCACTACCGTTTACACCAACGCCACCTATAGCAGATGTTCCTACTTGCGAACTTGGAGTTATATTAGCTTTTGCGACAACTGTAAGAGAACCTACAGCACTTGTAGCGACTTGAGATGAAAGTGTTTGATTTGCTTTTGCTACAACTGATGCTGTTCCTAACGCAGTTGTAGATGATTGTCCTGTAAGAGTTAAATTAGCTTCACAATCAAAAGTAGGAGTTCCTACTGCTGTTGTACCAACTTGTGATGAAGGAGTAACGTCAGCTTTAGCTACTACAGAAATAGTGCCTAAAGCACTTGTAGCTGATTGGCCTGTTACATCTACTGATATGCCTGCGGGTTGACCCCAAGGACCAACACCCCAGCCAGCACGACCCCATCCAGCCATATTTTAAGCTATTCTAATAATAGCGGTAGATGCTGCTTTTGCTGGAAAAACTATTGTAAAATCGCCTGCGGTAGAAGTTTTATCTCCTCCAAAATCTATAGTTGCAACTGATTTATCACTATTTGTATCGTTATAAATCATACAACCTCTTGCTGTAATAGTTGCTGTACTAAAAGTTAAATCTGCGAAATCAGTAACAGCAGTTGTACCTGTAGCTGAAGGAGTAACATTAGTTAACGCTGCTCCACCAGATGTATAGTTAGTTCCGCTTGCTTGTCCAGTAGTTGTAAAAGCAGTTGTTGTTGCTCCTAGTGTTGCTGAACTTGTGTATAAAGCTAATTTAAAACTATTACCACTTGAGTTTGTAAAATTATGCGTACCTGTAAGCAGCTCTACTTTAAAGCTGGTTGTTAATGTTGATGTAATGGCCATATTATATACCTTTAATTATTTTTGCTAAATCTTCGCTACCACCTTTAGATAACTCTTGTATCAAAGTAGCTTTATATGATTTTATAGCATTTTTAATATATATCAAACATACTTTGTAAATTAAATTTCTATAGGCTCTTGCTTGAGCTTTTATATGTTCTTCATTATCATCAGAAACCCCGCATATTTTGTCAGTTAACTGCTCTGCCCAGAACTCAGGAGGATGTCCGCCAAACTTAGTTGTAGATACTTCAACCATGCCAAGTTCAGGCACACCATCTGGTGTAATTTTAATTACCATTTTTTAGGCTCCGGCGGTTCATTTTTTTTAATATGACTATCGTATCTATCTATTAAAGTTGGTTCTTTAGCAGGTTCTGGTTCTTGATATTTTATACCTTGACTACGTTTCATGCTTTTTAAATTACCGTCTGAATCGCTCATTACTAACATAGGGTCATCTAATCTATGATAACCATATAATTTTTCTTCAGCAGGTACAGCAGCATCAAGTAAATAACTTGATTGTGCGACTTCAACTTTTATACCTTCGCTCATACATTTGCTTAACCAAAACTCAACACAACCTCTACCGGCTTCTGCAAAATATAAATTATTTTTGTAGCCAAAATCTACGCCAAATAACTGTATATGTTTAACTTTGTTATACAAAGCAAAAGCTATGGCATAAGCAACAGTATTGTTAAAATAATGACATCCATATTCTTGTAATATTTCATCTATTGGATATTCAACTAATCCTGGACATCTTTCATCTAACTCACACGTATAAATTGGACCTGTATGATTTTTAAGAACTCTAATCATACTATCTGTTTGGCCACCAGCATCATCTGAATCTAAAAATCTAGATGCTGGGTCCATCATAAATACTCTGTCATGGAATATGACATCGGAAACTGCATTTATAGCCCAAACTTCATCAAATTCAGCGCCATGTGATTTAGCCATATTATAATCAAACCAGCTTTTTCCCATGCCAACTATAGCTATATTTTTTTCTTCTAATTCAGAAATACGTTCCATATGTTTCTCCTTTTTTTAAGTTAACTTACTTGCGAGCGGAGTGAGTCATATCGGTATTCATCTCGTCTACCTCTTGCCTCGGCTCGTACTTTTATTCTGGCAATTTCCTGCGTGAATCTGTTTTCATAATTTGCGAGCATATCTGGCTCACCTTTCATAAATGTATGTCCTTCAATTAAAGCTCCATATAACAATGCATCTCTTGCGTTATTTGACAACCATGTGCCAGACGTATCAGAAACTAAACTTGTTGGCCTGTAAAGATAATGCAGTTCAACTGTATAGTTTGCATCAGGAACAGGAGCTATTGTAATCGTTGAACCAGAACTGCTTGATGTTGCAAAAGATTTATCAAAATCTGCATAATATTCTGGTAAACCTCTAAGGCTTGTATCATTTAAATCAGGAGTAAATTCTTGCATAAAACTTGGATGTTTTTTTAATAAATATTTGTAATCATTAGTAGTAGAATCAATAACAGCAAGTGAAAAACTTAAAATAAAATCATTTGGAGCTGTTAAAAATCTACTGCCTGTTGTAAGAGTTCCTTGCACATTTTTTCTAAAAACATCTTCTTGAACTAAATTAAAAATTCTTTCTTCTGCATTTTTTACAAAATCTGGTATTGTTGCAACAAAAGTTGATTCATCATTATTTAAATAATTTTGTATTAATGTTGTAAGTTCAGAATAAGTCATACTGTGATTGTAACCTCTCCTAGAGATGATGTCATTTTAAATCCTTCGATTGAATTTCCTAAAATTTTATCATTATTTGTAAGAACATAACCAAAACCTACTTCTTTATCATTATTTGGCCTAGGTTCATACAAAGCTTGTGCATCTGCTACAGTTGGAGTTGGTTCTAATTGTGGGTGTTTTGGTTCGTAACATTCTGGACAAGTTTTAAGACCATTCCATTCTTTTTTAAGTTCTAAAAGTTTATATTCAAATCCACATCTGTCGCATATTGCTTTTGCGAATTTTCCTGAAGCATAAGCCATTATCTTACTCTTAAATCAGGCCTAATTCTAAAAGAGGCTCTGTCTTCATCTGTTGATGCGGCCCTATCAAATTCTTCTTCATACATTTGTTTTAACATTTGTGTTTTTTCTGGAGCTTTTTTTACGGAGATATAATATGCAAGACCTGCTGCAAAACATGGATAAAAGCGAAAAGGCATATCCATAGTATTAATTGCAGTATCAGCATCATCCATTCTTACTATTTTGTTAAATACTAATATATCTGTAGAATTTTCTGGAGCTGGCCATACTTTTAAAACCGCTGAATTTTGTTTATCAAGAAAAAATTGACTAGGTCTTCCTGTAGTTGCCTTTACTGGTATATTAAGATATTCACTACGACTTAATCTTCTCATAGATAAATCAGTTGTTACGCTGCCTTCAGTTCTTCTAAGACTACAATCTAATATGTCTATTACGTTAGAATTTAAAGTATAAGTTGAAGTATCTTTTGTAACAGTTTGAGTAGCTTCTTCTACAGTCCATTGATTTAAACCTCTGTTGGCCCATTCAGCTAGCATTAAATTTATAGAACGTTTTGCTGTTACTAAATCATAACCAGTACGTAACTCAAGCCCACATCTTTCAAAAGCTTCTTCAACAAACTCAGTTACATTTGGTTCAAAATTTGTACTGCTTGATGTTGCCATTATTCTTTCCTATCGTCTTGATTATATAGATTGTCAAATGTTGTGTATGCATCCATATAACTATCATGTTTTTCTGCAGAGTGAATATATTGACTAGGAGAAAAATCTGGTGGACCTTCGCCAACACGCCACAAAGCAGGGTTTGTAGCTCTTACTCTATTGTTAGGTAAAGCTACAAAGTTACCAGTATACCC